AATGTTAAGTTAAAAAGAAGAGTGAGCTCCTAAATTTTAAAAACCTTCCACGAAATCCATGACAAACCTTACAACTATTTATGTATCACAGTAACTTAAGGAACACATATGAAACATACAGAAGAAGCAAAAGCCAAAATAAGTAAATCCCTGAAGGGTAATGAGAACGGTTTAACCCGTGGAGCTTTTGTTGCCGCATTAAGAAGAAAGGTAATACAAGATCCTAAGAAGTTAGATAGGATTATTGATAAGCTATTACTTCTTGCGGAAAATGGTGATCTTGGTGCAATCAAGGAAGTAACAGATAGATTAGACGGCAAAGCGGTTCAAGCCCAAGAGATATCAGGACCGAACGGAAACCCAATTGAGATTGAACAAGCAGGATCATTTGCTAAAGAGTTAATGGGTAAATTATTAGCTAAGAGACAAGATGAGTCAGATAATTAATAACTATTAATCTTTATTGCTTACCGGAAAATTTTTTTAGTGGTTGTTACTCTTTATGAATCCACGGAAATATTTTTGCCCCCACCACCACCTTTTTGGGACGGCATTGGAAATTGTTATGGTAGCTCCCAGATTTTCCTGGGAAATACCATCCTCGTTATAAGTTAGGTATACTTTTTAAAAAGCATACTCGTTATAAGTTAGGTATAAAGATTAATGACCAAAGAACAAGCTAAGGAATTCGAGCCAAGAAAGCCAATGAGCTTTGCAGATATTCAGGAATTATTTAATATTACATTGTCCACTACAAATAGTGGTTATAATCCTGCTAAAGTGATAGAGTTCGTCAGGAAAGTAGAGAAATTTCACAAAATTGGATAGCTCCTTAACATCTTTCGTAGAACAGGCACTGGCAAATGCTCCAGACCTTGATGCTTTGCCTTTGCCGCATCGCAAGGCAATGATTAAGAGGTTAGAGTGGTTGCAACAAGCAAATCCCCATCAGATCAGGCCTAAAGGAGACTGGTGGAGTGTGTGGCTCTTGCTTGCAGGTCGTGGTGCTGGTAAGACAAGGACTGCAGCAGAGGATTGCTGGTGGACAGCTTGGGCAGAAGATGGTATCCGGTTCTTAGTGTCAGCTCCCACAGCTGGTGACGTACGAGATGTGTGCTTTGAGGGAGACTCAGGTATATTGAATGTGATACCCCATGAATTAATAGCTCCTAATGGCTATAAGAGCTCGTTAGGCGAATTAAATTTGATTAATGGATCATTAATTAAGGGTATCCCGGCATCGGAGCCTGGACGCTTTCGTGGTCCGCAGTTCCACCACGGCTGGTTAGATGAGCTAGCAGCTTGGGAGTATTTGGATGAGTCCTGGGACATGATTCAGTTCGGTCTTCGCCTTGGGACTAGGCCGACCTTAATAGCTACCACCACTCCTAAGCCTAAAGAGCTCATCATGGACTTGGTCGAAAGGGATGGCACAGACGTGGCATATGTCACAGCCACAACATACGACAATATTCATAACCTTGCTCCCACCTTCCAGAAGCAGATATTGCAGTATGAAGGTACTACCCAGGGAAGGCAAGAGATCTATGCAGAGGTACTGAATCCAGAGGAGTCAGGACTAGTTAAGAGGAGCTGGTTTAAGCTCTATGGCAAAGATAGGCCGTTTCCAGAGTTCAGCTATGTGATACAAAGCTATGACGTGGCAACATCAGATAAGACCATTAACGACCCTACAGCATGTGTTGTGTTAGGGGTGTTTAGGCCAACACCGGACTCAGGCAATAGGGTGATGCTCATAGATGCCTGGTCCGATCACATGCTTTATCCTGATCTTAGAATGAAGGTGCAGGATGAGGCTAAGGAGATCTATGGGGATCCGGACCAATTTGGGGTAGGCAAGAAGGCAGATCTAATATTGATTGAAGATAAGTCTAGCGGTATTGCATTGATACAGGATCTAAAGCAGACCTGGTTACCTATACGGTCATACAATCCAGGTAGGGCGGACAAGGCTACAAGGCTGAATATTGTGGCCCCTATGATAGAGCGTGGACTAGTGTATCTCCCCGAAAGTACACAAAGGCCGGGGCAACCTCGTACCTGGCTAAGTGAGTTCTTAAGGCAACTTTGTGCGTTTCCTGAGACAAAGCATGATGACTATGTGGATGCATTTAGTCAGGCACTAAGGTATCTTAGGGACGCAGACATTATTAAGCTGGACCACTTTAGCGATGATAGTCATCTTTATATTGATGAAACCAAGCCTAGATATGCTAATCCATATAGCCAATAAAAAGTTTAAAAAGCCGCGATAACTGGTATATGATTGCAAGCAAATTAACTCTGACGTGTTAAAGCTATGGCACTAATCTATGACGAACTAGGTAATGTTATTGGTGACGATAGCACACCAGATACTACTTCATCTACCTCTTCATCTACCTCCTCATCTACTCCGACAGTAGCCCAAATGAAGGCTGCACTACAGAGTAACCAAATGCCAATGAATCCTAATGGCTCAGATGTGCCGTTAGCTATTGGTAGCCCAGCATATAAAGCAGCTCAAATGGCTGCAGCACAAAAGGCTAACTTAAGCTCTTCCTGGGACGACAATACGCCTTTACCAACATCTAGTCCAGCATCTACTACAGACTTGATTAAAGCTGGTATACAGAAGCTACCGGGAGCAGGACTTGGATCAGCAGCAGCTACTATGCTAAGTGGCCAAGCAGGTCAAGTTGTTGGTACGCCAATAGGCATCATGAAGGCTATGCTTAGTGGCAACTACGGCACACAACAAGGAGTGCAGCAAGCACAAGACACAGCTGAGCAAATAGCTAATGCAATGACCATTGCTCCTACAGCACAAGGCCAAGCATTGCTTGAAGGAGCACAAGAGTTAGCTAACAAAGCCACTGGCTCAGACATGCCAATCATCAGTCCAGGCATGGTACATGAGTCGTTCAAGTTCGATCCTAATACTGGCAAAGTGTTAGGTGCAGCAACTAAGATGTACTCCCGTGAGCTTAGGGATGTGCCTACAGACTTTGCTAATGCTCAAAGCGGCGTGCGTAAGATGAACGCAGTGGGTGACTACACTATTGGCACACGACTCCAAGCAGCAGCTGATGACCTTGCAGAGTACAACGCAAGAAGGCAAGCACGTCGTGGTGACGAGAGTTCGGTAAGCGTCATGGGGATTAGTCCGAGAGACATTGAAGACTACATAGCACCTAAAAGAATGTACGCTGTACGGAACACCAACGAAGGCATGCCGATTAAAGCAGAAAGCATTCCTGGTGGAGCAACCCCTATGGATATGTTTGATGCTCCAGACATCAATAGAGTCATCAATCAAACTAAATTGATTCGGAAAGAAGACTCTGTAGAGCCTATTGATAAGTACAACCAATATAAAGCTTTGTACGTTGTGCCTGGAGAGCATGCAGGTCATGAAGCGATAGATGAGGCATGGAATAACTTTTTTAAGCAAAAGATTAAAGATCTGTATCCAGATGCACCGAATGAACAAGCAGCTCTAAGAGCATTTGATAGCTCAGGATCGGGTAGGCAGAAAGCTCCTAAGATGCTTGAGTGGATGGATCAGTTTGCTAAAGATCCACGTATTCAAGAGCTTGCAAGAGTGAGCGGATTGAAACCTTTACCGTCAGTAGCTGAGTTCGAGAAAAGGGTTCAAGCAACAAACGATTGGTCAGATAAGACTTTCAGTAAGCACATTACCAGGAACGTTGGCACAGCGGATGACCCATTTATTAATTTAGCTAAGTCCGGTATTACCTTCAAGCCCCGAGAAAATATTATGGAGCGTGGAGGTAGGCCACAATCTGCTTATTGGCCAGATGATGGTCTGATGCGCCTTCGTGAGAAACAAGGCAAGCACCCTATGGGAGAAACATTCCCTGCACTAGAAGCTAAAGGTAATGAAGTACGTGCACTAGAGCAAGAGCTTAGCGATATGACGAATCATAAAACGGATTTAGGTCGTCAAATCTATGCTGAGTTCCCAGACCGTGATCCTGCAGAAAACCCTGAGTATGCAGCATTAACAAACAGAGTGAACGCTAAAGCTAACGAAGTTGAAAGACACAAAGAGCAGTTAGAGAATCTTAAATTAGCTAATGCTTATGAGAATATTAACGATGCAGCTATTAAGCCTACAACAGTAGGGGAGTTTTTAAGTAATACTCCTTATCAACAACGTCAGTTCTTCCCCCAGCTAACTGCAACTAAAAAAGAGTTAATGCCGTTCTCTCATGTGCCCATTGACACTGGCGAACCTTTTGTGCCCAAGAATGCTCCAGCATATGAGACTAACCGTAGTGCTTTACTAGCTACTGGATTAGGCGACGCTGGTAGGTCATTTAATACAGATGTATTGCTAGGCAACATTCCTGTTGAGCAAATACCTAATATGTCGTTTCCAAAGTATGTGACTAATGTACACGGTAAACGCTTAGAAGCAGAACGTGCAGCAGCTAAAGAACGTGCAGCAAAAAGTAAAGCATTTAATGACTATGCTAAAAGTTTAATAGACGAAACTACCCCTAAGATTGGCAACTCTGCTGTGTTTGAGTTCAAACGTGGCATGACTCCAGAGCAAGTGCGTCGTGGCTTAGCTATGGACACTGAAGTGTTAGACCATTGCGTAGCTTCAGGCGGTGGTGCTGGGGATAATGATAAGCACTTCTTAACCGGAGACAGAAGATCGCACACACCTGTGGTAGATCCTTTGACAGGTGAAGTACCAACACGCTCAAGTGGACGCATTGGTGCAGGATATGATGAAGATATTCCAAGAGGCTCTAAGCAAGTAACAAGC